GCAAGTCACGTTTCAGCACCGCTTTACTGCACAGTCCGTATCTGAAGGGATTGTTCACTGATACCAATACCGTAGGTTTGAAGCAAGCAGGTGGAGTGACTCTTTACATTCGTGGCTCACGAGGCGATAGCAACCTAAAATCAATTCCAGTGTCGTGCATGGTGCTCGACGAAATGGATGAGATGGATATCAAACAGGTGTGGTTGGCTTTGGAGCGCCTGTCCGGCCATTTTGCTGAGAATCGGTTTGTGTTCTCACTGAGCACGCCAACGATCCCACAGTTCGGCATTCATAAGCTGTTCCTACAAGGGACACAAGAGCACTTTTACTTCAAATGTCCTCGGTGTGGGCGTCAAACGGAGTTCATTTTCCCTGAATGCTTGGAGATCTGCGGGGAGACGATCACCGACCCGGACGTGAGACGGTCACACCTTATTTGCAAGGAATGCAAGAAGAAGATCGAGCACGAAGAGAAACTTGAGTTCTTGAAGGACGCCTTTTGGGAGTCCACGGCCAAGGTCGATGATGACCACCGAAGTTTTTACATCAACCAGATGTACAGCTATACGGTGACTCCTCATGACCTAGCGATGGCTTACTTTCGAGGCATCGGCGACGAAGCGGCCATGGTCGAGTTTCACAACTCGAAACAAGGGATGCCTTATATTCCTGATGGCGGGCAAGTCACTGAAAGCGAGATTGATGTCTCGATTCAGAACTACTTCAAAGAGGAGCAACGACCCGATATTGGCACTGATCGCTGCATCGTTATGGGCATCGATCAAGGCAAATTCAACAACATTGTTGTGGTTGAGTTCCTGTTGAATGGTACGATGGATTTGAATGCTTCGGCATTCGCCAAAGTCCTGTGGATGGGTAAACGTCCTGGAGATGATTTCCATAATCTTGACCCACTTATGAGGGAGTGGCAGGTCAGGGCTTGTGTGATTGATGCAGACCCTCAAATCAATGATGCGCGTCGATTCGCGAAGCGTTTTCCCAGTTACGTCTATTTGTGTCGTTATCGACGTGGTGTGACTGGAAAAGAACTGTCCCTGTCGGAGGAAGACAGTGGCTCGCCAATCGTCACCGTTGACAGAACAAACTGGCTAGATGCTTCAATGGGTCGTTTCCACTCGGATAGACTAAGCTTGCCAGCCGATACCCCTTTGGAGTTTAAGGACCATATCAAAGCCATGGTCCGGACCTACGAGAAAGACGATCAAGGCAACCCTAAAGCCTTGTATCTCAACACCGGCCCCGACCATTACGCCCACGCTTTCAATTATGCCGAGATCGCACTACCCCTAGCGGTAGGTGCTGTTTCAGGCGGCGATGTAAACGAGAAGGTAATATAACCCATGCAAAGCAACTTCTTGACAGGCATCCGCCATCCCGCGTATCTTGAAGATCAGATGTCCTGGCATGACTGGCGTGATACTTATGATGGCGGCGACCGGTTTGTCCGAAAGAACTTGAGGCGGTTCAGCAACAGGGAAACACCCGCAGATTTTGCAGATCGAAAGTTCTGCACACCCATACAGTCGTTTGCTAAGGTGGCTGTGAATGATGTCCGTAATTCCATTTTCCAGCGACTGCGGGACGTATACCGCCGCGAAGGTAGTGAAAACTACATGAAAGCCACCGCTGGCGAAATCGGAGGGGTTGACAACAAGGGTGCATCGATGCAGCAGTTCCTCGGAATTGATGTCCTGACTGAATTGTTGGTTATGGGTCGTGCTGGTGTGTACACTGACATGCCTACACTATCTGGTTATCACTCGATGGCCGATGAAGGTAACGCAAGGCCTTACAACTACATGTACAAGGTGGAAGATATTCTGTCTTGGACAGTCGCGAAACCAGAAGAGCCGGGTGAGTTCACCGCGATACTGCTTCGAGATCAAGGCATCGATTACAACCAAGGCTTTGTGCCTGGTGTACGTCTGCCTTGTGGTGGGTTCATTCGCTACCGGTTCCTTTGGATCGACCCTGTTGACCGAAAGGTCAGGATGAAGTTGCTGGACGACAAAGACGGACTACTTGATTGGGATGGTAACACAATCACAAGTGGTGATGGTATTACACGACTTGAGCTAGACCGAATTCCGTTCACAATGTTGGACATCGGAGGGAGCTTACTAAAGGATGTATACAAGCACCAAGTCGCATTACTGAATCTTGGCTCGGCCGACGTATCTTACGCGCTCAAGGCAAACTATGCTCTGTTTGTTGAGCAAAGGGACATGCGTGCAGTCGGAACACACTTGAAGAAAAGTATTGACGACGACGGCACCTCGAACACTTCAGATAACAGTAAGCCAGGTGTTGAGGCCCGTACAGGTGTAACATACGGCCGCCAATATGATATGAAAGCCGATGCGCCTTCGTTCATCCACCCTAGTTCGGAGCCTTTGCTTGCGTCCATGAAACTTCAAGAGAAACTTGAAGATGATATCCGCAAGCTGGTGAACCTTGCCGTACAGAACAAGACGGGGCAGCGAGCCATCTCAGCCGAGGCCATGAAACTTTCCGATCAAGGATTGGAAGCCGGGCTTTCTTACATTGGTTTGGTTTTGGAAGGTGCTGAACGCCGAATTGCCGAGCATTGGGCCGCATATGAGAACAAAAACCCCAGCAAACGCCAAATCGCGACGATCAAATACCCGGACCGTTACAGTCTGAAGAATGATGAAGATCGAATCAAGGAAGCTAAGGAGTTGGCCGAGTTGATGTACACTGTCCCTGGGACGGATGTAAAGAAAGAACTCTCGAAAAACATCGTGACAGCATTGTTGTCCGGCAAAGCAAACACCAAAACGATTGATGGTATCTTTGCACAAATTGACAAGTCCAACTATGCCACTTCCGACCCTGAGACAATCATACGAGCCCATGAGGCAGGACTTGTTGGCGAGCAAACAGCCTCCATAGCTCTTGGTTTCGGTCCTGAGGAGTATCTTCAAGCTCGTAAGGATCATATTGCCCGCGCAGAAGCTATCATGAAGGCCCAGCAAGCAGGCAAAGAAGAATCAAATGATGATATGGCGGCCCGTGGCCTACCTGATCTTGACCCGGACAAGAAATCCGGCAAGGGTGAACGTGATGAAGCCAATGACACTACACTGAAGGTAAGCAAGAAATCACCTGATCGGGGTGAAGGTAAAGACCTCAATAAAGGAGAATGACAATGGTTGCTGAGTTTAACGGCGCGAAACAAACTGTGAAAAAAGAAGCGGCTAAGCCTACAGGCGAAGCTGTCAAAACCAACGCAAAAGTCATCGAGACGCCTTATTCCAAAGCGAAACAAGCAGGTGGACCAGCTTCGCTCGGTGGCGGTATCGGTAACAGCTAAAAGAGAAGGTTTGTATGACAACTGAAGAAATTGAATTGTTTGGTTCGCCCATTTTCAATAAAGGACCTAGTAGGACAACAACAGCCACACATCGACGTTGCACAACATGTCGACAATGGAAAGAATATTCAGAGTATCACAAGAACAAAAACCATGAACCCCAGATAAAACACAATTGTAAAATGTGTATAGCTGAGAAGCAATATAAGAAGACACAAGCAAAGTACAAGAAAATAGAGAAAATATATGGAAAAATAACACCTAAATCCTATGGAATTCTCACCGAAACTCATAAGAGATGTCCAAAATGTCTTGAATGGAAAACCCATGACCAATTTCAGAAAAACAAAACCAAGTTAATGAACTTAGCCATTCATTGTGCCAGTTGTACCTCAGTTTGTGACCTTCAGAAGAGATATGGAATAGGACTGGAAGAATTTACTGATTTACTTGCCAAACAAGGAGGTGGCTGTGCTATTTGTGGCGCAGCAAGAGGAAGCAAAAAGGTAGCTCGTCTGTTTGTGGACCATGACCATAAAACAGGCAAAGTAAGGGGACTACTTTGCAGCCACTGCAACTCCATGTTGGGACATTCAAGAGATAAAGTGTCCAACTTGCGTCGTGGTATTCAATACTTGGAAAGGGCTTCAAAATGAGTTACTACGGAACGCTGTTAGGCGCGAACGAATACTTCGACAATCGCCTTCACTCAGAGTCTTGGTCCGATTCCAACCCATCTGACCGACCGAAGGCGTTGACCGAAGCTACCAGTATCATTGATGATCTCAGCTACAAAGGCGTAAAGAACGCTGTGTGGTTGATAATGTATCGATACGATACAGGCACTGAGAAGGAAGAATTGATACTGGTTAATCCTCCGACGCGAGATGAAGTCATCGCAGCGGATGCAACACAAGAACTGGAATTTCCGCGTGGTAAGGATACTGTAGTACCAAACGAAATCGAGTGGGCTTGCTATGAAATCTCACTCGCATTACTCGAAGGCTTTGATCCGGAAGATGCTGTTGACAGGCTCAACGTGGTCCGGCAAGCCTACTCTGCTGTTCGTACTACCTACGACAACAGCAGTGCAGCAATGGAATACCTTGTATACGGTATTCCGACTGCGCGTGTGTGGAGATGGTTGAAAAAGTATCTCACAGACTCGCGGATTATACGAAGAAGTAGGGCCGACTAACGAAAGGTTAGGCACTTATGATGACGTTCAATTTCACTTCCATTCTTTGTTACGATGATACCCCTCCGGCAGCCCCTCCGGCAGCCCCTCCGGTAGTTCCTCCGGTAGTTCCTCCGGTAGTTCCTCCGGTAGTTCCTCCGGTAGTTCCTCCGGTAGTTCCTCCGAATGCAAGTGATGATGTCAGACAATTCACGCAAAAAGATGTCAACAAATTCATGGCGGAGGAGAGGCGAAAGGAACAAACGCGATTCAATCAGCTAGAGACGAGCTACCAGGATTTATTGCAGAATCAAAACCTCACCACGGACGAACGTGACACCTTGCAAACTCGTTACGACGACCTTCAGGCTTCCGGCCGCACGACAGCTCAACAGGTCGAGTTTGAGCGTAAGGCGGCGGAAGAGAAATACGAAGTCGAGCTGAAGGAAGCGGTGGCACGGGCGGATCATTGGGAAAGCAAATCCAAGGAGGACACTGTCAGTAGGGCTCTTACTGACGCCGCAGCGGGGGCAGATGTGTTTAACCCTTCGCATATTGTTGCGCTGCTTCGACCAAACACCGAATTGAAAGATGTTGAAGGAGTGTTGACCCCGATGGTTAACTTCCCTGATATCGACGAAAAGACAGGTGAAAGTGTACCAACTCTCCGCACTCCTTTGGACGCCGTCAAGCGTATGCGAGAACTTCCGGCTATTCACGGCTGCCTCTTCAAGAGCAACGTGGTGTCCGGAGTTGGTAGCGGCCAAGGCGCGTCTATCAAACATGACAACACCGACTACGCCAATATGACCCCAGAAGAATATCGCAAAAACCGTGACGCGATCAAGCAATCAGTGGGTCAGCCGTAAAGTTTAATGTACAACTATCTGACTTGATTGTCCGCACCTTTTAAGCCTCAGATATACCGGTAAGACCGGGTTTCGTCTTGTGTATACCAGGGACACAAGATTTGAGAACCTCCTGGGGGTTAGTTTCAAACTCACTCAAATAATAAGGAGTTCAATTATGAACTTGTTCCCTCTGTGTTACGCAAATGATAATGACGCTCTGATTCCGGAGCTGTGGGCCAATGAGTCCCTCGCGATCCTCGAAGAGAACATGGTTATGGCTAACTTGGTCCACCGTGACTTTTCCCCTCTTGTGGCTAGCTTCGGCGACGTGGTCAACACCCGACGCCCGAGCGAGTTCTCGACCAAGCGTAAGTCGCAGGCCGACGCCGTGGTCAGCCAGGACGCCACCAGCACGAATGTGCAGGTTCCTCTGAACCAGCATATCTATGTGACGTTCACCATCAAGGACGAAGAGGCCAGTATGTCGTTCAAGGAATTGATCTCGTACTACATGGAGCCTGCTGCGATGCAGATCGGTCGTAGTGTTGACCGAATTCTGTGTGGTCAAGTCCCGAGTTTCAAGGCCAACTACGCTGGTAAGCTGGCCGAGATGAGTGGCTCGAACGCGAAGGATTGGATTCTCGACACTCGGGAAGTCATGAACGTCAACAAGGCGTACCCGAACGGTCGCAACTTGGTCATCAGCCCGCAAGCTGAGACCGAGATGTTGAAGACCGAACTCTTCATTGCTGCGAACCAGCGAGGGGACGGCGGGACGGCCTTGGAAGAGGCTCGTTTGGGTCGCGTTCTCGGCTTCGACACTTATATGGATCAAAATGTCGTCTATGCTGCGCTGGGCAATGCCGATACG